CTTTCAGATCCCTCTGGTTGAGATGGTAAAATAAATCTATGTGTTCCTACTCCCACTGAGGTAGTTCCAAACCCAACGATTTTGGATCTCAGTTGAACATCATTTGCAGTATCATTAGTATAACTTAGATTTAAAACACCAGAACTAATATCAGCACCAAAAGAACCGATAAAATTGAAAGATGAAGAATTCTCATTAGTGTCAAAATAATACTCGGATAAGAACGTATCTGTACCATCATGGGTAATATATAATTCTACAAAATTGAGTTCGTTTGTATTGGATTGAATAATTTGTGTATTGACATGCAATGAAGTAAATTT